CGAGTGCAAACCACGCGATAGCTTAAGACTCAACGCCGCTGCGGGCCGTGCAAGGGTGTGGTCAGATGCGGTCGACCACTACAGAGGAGCATATGGGCGCAATCCTCGCTCTAAGAAAGTGAGCTACTCCAACCTCAAAGTCATTGCGTGTGAGGGCTTTGTCCTCCTGAAGCTTCTGACGTGGGATGCTTGGCGCCTTGCAACTTTCGAGCAGCTCCAGATGATACAAGATGCGATGGCCTCCCGCTACCACGTCGAGAGCGCTCTGCAGTTCGGGTTCCACAACGGAACGACACTGCTAGCACGCTTAGTTGATGACATACTCGTGTGGCAGGAAAAGGTCTTAACGGCGTATGGGAATGACGGTTTCGTCCTTGTCAAGGCGCCCGAGGCAGTCTTCAAAACACACCTGACATCCCTTAGCGGAGGGGATATCCTGGAATACTCGTCATATTCAAGGACGATCGATAAGATCCGAGCCAAGGAGGCGAAGCTGGACGAGCGAACCCCTCTCACGACCGAGCTCGACCGACTAACCCAGCGTGTCACATCAGTCCACGATGCCGCCGAGCTGTTCGGACTGACGAAACTCTCCGGGCATCCGACTGTCTACCCGGTCAAATCTGCGAGAACTGTGCAAAAAGCCGTGCGAGCACCCAAGACATGTAGCGCCACGCACATCAAGTACGTGACGCGCACTGCTAAGCACCTCATCCTCTCTGGATACATTCGAGTCCACAGTGACTGGCCACCGATGCTATGCCCGCCCCCCATTAACACTGAACTTGGTCGACACTACAGAAATCGCATCACGACCCTAAACTTGGGCTCATACCCGCTATCCGACATTGACACTGTTGTATTTGACAAGTTCATCGAGTTTGACTACTCAGAAGACTACCTCAAGCTCCTCGATGATAAGGCCATCTGCCCTGGCGCTGCTGAAATGTCCAAGTTCTGGTTCGGGGGCTCAAAGCATGAGCCCCGCCGGTTGCTGCAGAAAATACTCTCGATGAGTGAGTTCGACACACGGATGCTCATCAACCGAGTGCGCATGGAGGGTTTCAAAGAGGATGAGCTTGTCATTGAGTTAACGCAGAAGGAGAGAG